AGGAACAAGTGGGTACCAAATAATGTACCCATTACTGCAATGGATGGTAAAGATGACATCAAACTATGTGATGTAGCATTTATCAACAAATCAAAGAAAGACTATATGGTGATGAAGAAACTATTCCCGTGCAGCTGTGCTGTACAGAATGAAGGCATAGGTTGTTTCTCTCCTGAAAACGTTGAGTATATCAAGAGTAATTCTGCTAGTCAGATTCTCAGTTTTGATAGCGATGTAACAGGCGTAGAGAATTCACAACAGATCACACAGATGTTTGGATTTGATTATTGTAATGTACCCAGAAAGTATTTATCTGAGGGCATTAAGGATTGGGCTGATTTAGCAAAGGTCCATGGTATGAAAGCAATTGAAGATTATCTAAAAGAAAAGGAGCTATTATGACACCTAAAGAAAAAGCAAAAGAAATAGTCTATAAATTTTATGGTGAAATAAAATATATGGAAAGAGCTAAGAGATGTGCATTAATTGCAGTAGATGAGATATTAAAAGTTGCTGCACCTTATATTGATAAACACGAGTCTTATTATCAAGAACTTGATGACAATCAAACTCAAGTATATTGGCAAGAAGTTAAACAAGAAATAGAAAAGCTATGATAAAGTTTTTTAGAAGATTATTTACAAAATACAAGGTGAGGCATTATTCTTTCCATACAGGAACAAATGGTATGGCAAAACATGAGGTTTTTATAGATGATGTGAATAAGTATAATGTTCAAATTATCAATTCATTTATAACATACCATAAAGATTATAAGAATAATCATCAGCCAGAGTATATTAATTATGTCGTAAAATATAAGATATGAACGTAGAACAATTAGCAGTAGCTGTTGAAGATCTTGTGTATGAGATACAACAAGAGACAGAATGGTTAGAGACTACAGAAGGAGACTCTATCGAATGCATAGGCATTGAGAACTTAGAAGGAATATTAAATAAATTTTTTGGATTTAAACTTAGAATATCACAATCATGAAAAGACCAGAGTACAAAACAACATTGCAAGATTTGGTAGCAGTTAAGTTACCACAACAGACTAATCGCTATAAGCCAGTTAGTCATGCACAATTAATTGATACCACCTTGAACAGTATAGAAAAGTCAGGCTTTAAGCTTGACAGACAACACTATACTTGGGCAGGTGAGGGACAAGTGGCTAATGGTAAATATACCATCAGTAACATTGCAGACAGTGAGATGCAGATACAGATCGCATGGCAGAATAGTTACAACAAGCAAGTGAGCTTGAAGTTTGCTATTGGTATCCATGTATTCATCTGTGCTAACGGTATGGTTAATGGTGACATGGGTACATTCAAGCGCAAGCATGTGGGTGATATCCAAGAATTCACGCCACAATCTATTACTGAGTACATCAAGAGTGCAGGTGATTCATTCCGTGAGATGCAGATTCAACGTGAGTTGATGAAGCAGGTAGAGCTTACCAAAAGACAGCAAGGTGAATTGATTGGACGTATGATTGTAGAAGAAGGATTTATTAGCTCTAGTGAGTTAAATATCATTCGTAAGGAACTACAGCATCCTACACACAATTATGGCGCTGAGAGCAGTTTATGGGAGTTATACCAGCACACTACATTCTCTTTGAAGGAGACACATCCTACCAATTGGATGACAGATCACATGAGTGCTCACAGTTTCTTTGTCAATGCTCAAGGTGAGCTTATTACACAGAGAAAACCTGCAATCATTAGTGCACCACAATTAACTCAACAATTAGAATTATCATTATGATTTGGGACAATTTCAAAGACATGTTTCATGAGAGTTGGCATGACAAGATGAGACCATTCATTGAAAGCGAGGAGTGCGATAAGATCTATGCACATTTAAAATCAGAGAGTAAAAGGGGCAAGATGATTGTCCCTTTCTCTCATGATGTGTTTAGATGCTTTAAAGAAACACCCCTTAATGAAGTGAAGGTTATCATTGTAGGCATGTGTCCTTATCATGTACTAAGGAGTGGAGTTCCAGTAGCCGACGGTCTACTGATGGGCTGTAGCACAACAGGTGCATTACAGCCAAGCTTGGAGCAGTTTTATGGTGGTATAGAAAGAGAATTGTACAATGGGTTTGCTCTTGATAGAGCTAAGGATCCAGATGTCAGCTATCTAGCACACCAGGGAGTGCTCATGTATAATGCAGCGTTAACAACAGAAATCAATAAAGCAGGAGCTCATTTAGAATTATGGGATTCATTTAATGATTATCTATTCACTAACATATTTGCATTTTCAGGAATTCCTACAATATTCTTAGGTAAAGAAGCATCAAAGGTTAGAAAGTATCTAACAGGATTTGATTGGCAGTTTCCAATTAGTCATCCAGCTTCAGCTTCTTATAGGAATGGTGATTGGAGTACAGAGGGAGTATTTACAAAAGTTAACATGCTAATCAAGGAGAACAACGGTTACACTATTGATTGGCTAAAGAAAATAGACATTTAAAACTAGAAATCATGATCTTAGAAAAACAAACACAATCTTTAATACATGAAGTCAATAGTACACAAGCTACTATTGGTATGTCGTTAGACTTAGACTCTGCACAAGTATTGATGCAGATGTTAAGTAAGAATCTTTATTCAGATGCTATTGGTTCAACAATACGCGAGTGTGCTAGTAATGCACTAGACTCACATCGTAGGGCTGGTGTTGATACACCTATTATTGTTAAGCTCACTAAGGTATCTAATAACTATGAGTTCTCTGTTGAGGACTTTGGTACAGGCTTAGATGCTGATGATGTAGAAAACATTATCAGTAAGTATGGTAAGAGTACAAAGCGTAATAGCACTACAGAATTAGGTATGATGGGCCTTGGTTTTAAGGCTCCATTAGCTTACGCATCTAGCTTTTATTTTACAGCACGTAAGAATGGTGTGGAACGTAAGTATATGATGTACGAAGGAGAAGATGTAAATTCTATCGACTTGTTACATGAAGGACCTACTGATAAGAGTAATGGCATCAAGATTACCATCCCTGTTAAGTGGTCAGATAGCTATGACTTCAAGACTAAGATTAAAGAGCAGCTAGCATATTTTGAAAGCGTATACTTTGATGTTGATGATATGAACAACCAGTTCACCATCTTCAGAAGTGAGCACTATCAGAAGTCTGAATTATGTCCAGATCACAATCTGCATGTATGTCTTGATAACGTTTACTATCCATTAGACTTTGACAAGCTTGGTATCAAACGTATCGATGTACGCCTTGGTCTTAAGTTTAGTCTTACAGATGGTATATTTCCAACTCCTAACAGAGAGGCATTGAGATACACTCAGGAAGCTAAGCAGATCATCCTTGCTAAGATTGCAACTGTAGCTAATGTATTCATGGCTAAATACAATGAAACTATTGTAGATACAGACGATGTACGTACAGCTATTGAGTATTTTAGTTCAAGTGCTAGATATATCAAGAACCACAATGGTGATGATATGGAAGTTACTGAAATCTTGAAGCATGCTACGATTCCAATGCGTAAACCAACGTTGATAGGATGTACATATTTCACAGCAGAAAGTCTTTTCAAAGTTAAAGACTATATGATGTTTGAGTATGAAGCAAAGTATGAACTTAATAGTTACAGAAGTAGACTATCTGAAACTAGAGGTCATTGGGATAAGCAAGTTAACATTAGTAGAAATAGATCAAGTGCTCAGCTTGCTATATTCACTGGTGTATTTGGTGATCGTAAACGTCGTTACATTAAAGAGATATGGAAAGGTAAATCTGTAAAGTTTGTCAAGAAGGTTACAGACTTCACTTTATTCTCTAAAGATAAAGCAAAGAGAAATACAATTCTTGGTAGTCCAGATATGTCTTCCTACTTTGATTTATTGAAGTTGTACAACTATCCTAAGACGCAGTGGCGAGCGATCATTACAGAGTTTCAATCTTGTGTCAATAAGATAGTTGAAGAGTTTATTGATCTTGATGCTATTGAGATACCAGAAGCATGGATTGCTGCTGATAAAGCTAAGAACTACAAACCTAAGCCTAAAGCTTCTAAAAATGGTGGCGTAAAAGAGAAAGGTGATGTCAATTGTAAGATAGCTGAGACTCCTGAACGTTATACAGGATCCAATGCTAAGTTTACACCTATCATACTAAGTGGTAAAACTCTTCACACAAGAAAGAGTTTGACTGTTTATGGTAAGGAGTCTGATCGTCCAGTGTTAGATTATCTATTTGGTATGTTCAAGAATCATGTAAACTTGGTGATTATGTCTGATAGAGAGATTAAAGTGTTGGAGATGTATAATCTTCATAACTTCATGAGCTTAGAGACATTCTTGAAGGGTGATAACAAACCATTTAGACGTATTGCTACTGCAAGACTTATCAAGAAGATGATGAGTGTTTACGATGCTACATTTAGTGCTAAGCCAGGAATGAGAGATATACTCCCTGATCTTATGTATGATGTAGATAGACTAGTAAAGTTTAAGAGAATTTATTATCATGATTATGTTGTATCACATAAATGTGAAGCATTTGATATCGATAAGTTTGCTTCAGACAATAACAAGTATGATGTAGAGATGTATCCAATGTTATTGAAAGTAGATAAGCTTGTTACAAAGTTTCCATTTATAGAAACTATTGGTTATCATATGAAAACTTATTCTGGTGTTACTGTAGATCCAATGATAAGTGTTCTTAAAGATATGTGTCGTTACAAAAAAGCACGCATGGCTAAGGGTAATTATAGATTCACCATTAAGGTAAATCAGGAGCTGGTGAACATCTTAACAGATGCTGCATGAACCTGAGTATTAATTAGTTAAATAACAATTTCAACAAGAGAATGTCCAGTTTTTTGCACAATTAACTGGACATTTTCACAAAACAATCACAGAATGAACAATTCAAGTTTAGAGTTCTTTAAGTCCTTATTAGATCGTGATAAGGCAGTGTTAGACATGTTAACTGAGTTAACAGGTCCTAGTCTTGAGAAGCAGTATGATAAACCATACTCCAACATCAAGTTTGTAAATGATGTACTTACTGTCATCTTGAACGATGGTAATATCATCAGTAAGCACCCAGCTACAATCGATCACTTTAATCTTGCTCGTGAAGCAAAGAGTGAGATTGAGTTGTTTACTGTATGTAGTTCTTCTGAAGGTTTGCAAGAGAAGCGTAAGTTTGAGGAAGAAGTTAAACGTAACGCAGCATTGACTGCAGGTATCAAAACTCTTCTTGAGTTTGCTCCAGATGAGTTTGAGGAGCGCGAAGGTGCTTTGTATATGATAGGTATTGATCGTAGCATGCCTCAATTATTGATTGAAGAGTTCATTCTTCTAGCTAATTATGAAGAAGGACCTTTTTCAGACGTCAATGAGCGTTGGGAAGGCTTGAAGCGTTTCTGGATGTGGTGTTGTTTAAAATCCACGTGCTGAGGTAGCTGATGAGCTATTCCGTTTCTTGAAAGACAATAGCTTCAGAATCACTAAGCAAGGTTTCTTTGTTGCATTGCGTAACGTAGTTACATTACATGGTGGTGCAGAACTTGTACACTTTGTAAGCAACAGCTACAACAAGGTGAAAGCTGTATGGAAGAAGAGTCCCCATGACTATGATGTATATCTAGAGAATGGTCAGTACAAGCTTGTGCATGAGGACGATTTGACAACTGAGGAGTGGGTAGAGTGTAGTTATTGCTATGGTGAGAATTGTGATGACGAGGATTGCGGATGTCCAACATGTGATGGAGAAGGTGGATACAATGATGTTGTTGAGAAAGAACATGGTGAATTCATTGGTGACTTGACAGAGTTGTATCTTGACCTACCTAATCGTGCAGAGAATCGCTTTACAGATGATTGGACTAAGACGTTTGACATTCGTGTAGGTGTTCCTGTTAGCATGCCTATGGAAGAGTGTAACTGGTCTACACAGGATTGTGCAGCAGCAGGTTTACACTTCACTGCAGATCAGATTCATTATGTAGGATGTGGTGATCAGTCTATGTTAGTGTTAATCAATCCTATGAAGGTAGTAGGTATTGGTCAGCATAAGGGTAGATGTTATGAGTATTTACCAATCATGACTGTACCACGTGATGAGGCTACATCTATATTGCATGATCTAGACTTTGATACTATGCAGTTGGATGATTCTTATGCTATCAAGGAGCTTGAGGGTTTAGCAGAGAAGGTTAAAGAAGGATTCGCAGCTGAGGCTAAGAAGTACAACTTCAACTTCCCTACTATCAATCCTCAAACTGTGCAGAATATCATCTCTAGTCTTGAAGATATGAAGCAAGTAATTGGTGGTAGAGTAGTCATTGTGTAATAAGTGTTACAATTCTATGTATATTTGTGACATATATAACACCTTATGGCTAAGAGAATAGTAAGAAAGATACCAGTAAAAAGATCCAGGGTTCCTAAAACAAGGAACTCTGGAACTATGACAGAATCAGCGTTTTGGTCCTTTATTAGAAGTGCATTAAGACAGAAGTCAAGATATTGGAAGCCTATCTCTGAAGCCAAGGCTAATGCAAGGCGTCCATACAAAGGACCTTTAAAGAGACAGAAGTTTGAATACCAGTGCAACCATTGTAAGAATTGGTTTCCTGATAAGAAGATTAATGTGGATCATATTTGCCCAGCAGGAAGTCTTAAATCTGCACAAAACCTGCCTGATTTCATTGAGAGGCTGTTTTGTGAAGTAGATAATTTACAAGTATTATGCGAATCGTGTCACAATTTCAAAACAAAATCAGAAAGAAATGAAAAAGTTTAGAGTAATATATCTTCCTCATGGAAGAGAAGATAAAGAGTGGATGTATGTACAAGCTAAATCATCACAAGAAGCAGCTGCTAATTTTAAAGCTGGTATTGTTTTACGTATAGAAGAAGAATAATGGAAAAGAAAGTGCAAGTATCGATTAATAGAACACCCTCGTTTACAGAGGTGTGGCATGAAGGATCAGTAGAGTTTGATGGTAAGACACATAACTTCTGGTTGATTAATCCAAGAGGACGTGATGAACAAGGTAGAGAGTATGAGATAGAGGTGAGATGGTGGTTCAAGCAAGTACCAATGGAAGTAAGAAGAATGCATGAAGAAATAGTTAACTCATTTATAGAATTACAAAATGATAAAGGGACCGAATAGAACAGAAGCAAGTTACCGAGCTATCCTAATGGATAGCTCTTCTAGTCTAAAAGAGTTTTCAATGGACCGCAAGAAGTACTATCGTAGATATGTACTTGGAGAGAAGATTGAAGATGATGAAACAAAAGCTGCCACTATGGGTAGAATTGTTGAGACTAAGTTGATGGAACCAGAATTGTTTGATGACAAGTTCTTTCCATCTGTGTGCGAGACTACTCCAACAGAGGGTATGTTGAAATTTGTAGAAGCTTTGTACAAACATACAAAAGAGGCTACAGATGAGTTTGGTGAAGTATCACGTACGTTTGAAGAGATATCTAGAGATGCATATGCTGATTCAGGATACAAGATTGCGTACGAAGCTGTCATGAAGAAGTTCATGGGCTCTGAGGCTGAAGTGTACTATCAAGAAATACGTGAGGTGAGAACCAAGGGTTTGACAGTTGTATCTGTAAGAGATGTAACTAATGCTGAGCGCATTGTAGAAGAGTTGCAAAACAATCCTATCACTGCATCTATTGTTAATCAAACCAGGACTGCCAAGATTGATGTACATAACCAATTACAGGTAGAAGGTTATACAGTACATGGTCATCTATTCAAGAGTATGATGGATAAGGTGATTGTAGATCATGAGAATAAAATTATTCAAGTGTATGATCTTAAATGTACATGGAGTGTTGAAGGTTTCTTCAAAGAATATTATCTTTATAGAAGAGCATACATCCAAGCATTCTTGTATTGGCATGCTGCACATTATCATTTCAAAGAGCTAGTAGATCTAGGATACAAAGTTGAATATCCTATGTTCATTGTCTGCGATAGTACTAACTATCTTAGTCCTCTCATCTATACACTAGATACAGAAGACATGACAAATGCTAGAGATGGTTTCGAACTTAAGGGATATAAGTATCCTGGCGTGTTAGAAACTATTGACAACTTGAAGTGGGCCATTGCAAATGACAAATGGAATATATCTCGAAACAATTATTTAAGTGGTGGTATTGTAAACGTTAAAGGATAATATGGAGTTAAGAAAAACAATAACAAGTATATTCATTGTACCTACTCTTAAGATTAATCGAGATAAACTTAAGGACAACGGGTATCTAAATGGATATTTGAGTGATGACAGAAGAGATGTACAGTATAAAAATGCTGTATATCTCCTGTTTAAACCAGACAACCTGGATAAATTTAGAGAGTTCTTAGACAGTGAGGCTATAAGAACTAAGTCTCTGCTTGATGATTATGATTATGAAGATGGTTTTGTAGTGGTTGTTTATAAACTAGACAACAAATGGAAAGCTGATTTCATTCTTATTAAGCAGGGTAAATATTCTAAAACTTCCAAAGAATTTCAAGAGTTATTCCCCAAGGTCTTAAAGATACTAAAGAATGGTCTACACAAAGATCAGGTAGCTTTGCAGCACAAAATCTTTAGGAAGGCTGAAGACTTGCGTCAGTACTGGGAAGACAGACTCGGTATAGAGTTCGATGATGAAATGGAAGTATGGGATGGTTTTGAAATAGAGAATGAAACATTAAATTTAACAACAATTAAACAACAAGAATTAATATGACACTAGAGGAGTTACAACAGTATCCTAATGTATTAGATGCATTAAGAATACATTACACAAATAAGTTAGAAGAGTCAATTGATAACACAAGTGACGCCACTGAGGAATTCAAGCAGATGATAAGAGAGCACGGTTCTACCCATATTGATGACACTATTGTAGCAGTCATTAAGGCAAACCCAGCATCATTGTTTTATTTCTTTGATGAGCATAACATCATTATTGAAATGACTTTTATGTATGATCTACCAATGACAGGACAGTTTGTTCCTATAGTCAATGGAGAGATGGGTGGTACAACTTCTGCACGTAGAAAAGATGCTGAAAGAGATGCAGTATACACCGCAATGGAGATGCTTGAGGAAAAACTAACTGAATCAGTTATTGATAAGGAAAATAGTTAAACTTAATTTTTGCAATTGATTGTTTATTGGGGGCTACAAAGTTACATTTGTAGCCCTTTAATTTTCAACATTTAAAATAATCAACTATATGGATTTAGGACTAGAAGCCTTGAGTAAAATTACTTACAAATTAGCCTGTCCAATCTGTAAAAAAGATAGAGAATTTGCAAGTAAATCTTATTTTTATAAAGCTAAGAAATACAATCATGCTTGTAAATCTTGCTCTAATTCGTTGAATGCAGGAGGTTTAGGAATGGTTTTGTATGATAAGAATAATCAAAGATGTTGTATTGATTGTAAACAACACAAACCTGACTCAGAATACTATAACAATAAGTCTGGAAAAACATCTGTTTGTAAAAGTTGTTCAAAAGAAAGATTCAAGAACTACGCAAAGAGTACAGGTAGATTTAAGAGATACGGAATAACAAAAGAACAGTTTAATCAGATGGTTGATGATCAAAACAATCAATGTGCAATATGTAATAGAGAGTTAAGTTCTGAGATTCATATTGATCATGATCATGCAACTGGAAAGGTTAGAGGTATTCTATGTGGAAAGTGTAACAAAGGATTAGGTCAGTTTGATGACAGTGTAGAATTTTTGAAGAACGCAATAAATTATTTAAACAATGAGTAATATAGAAGACTTAATCAAGACACAGTACATTAGTCTTGACTCAGCACAGTTAAGAGTGTTTGTAGATGATGTAGATAAATTTGAACCTGTATTCAATCTGCATAAATATGACCATATAGAATATACTGGAGGTTCTGTTGAGGATATTATACCAGTATTTGTTCCTGACAAAGAAAAGAGAGCAAAGTATAATATACCAAGTTTTGTAGAGGATATAGCAATTTCAAGTGATAAAACATTTGGCCATTGTCTTATTATATCAGTAAACAGTTGGTATGATATTAATTTACTTCATGATTGGATTAGTAACTATTTAAAACAAGATAATAATGAATAATACAAGTACAGATTTAGGACTCCAGGCATTAAGTTCTATCACGGTTTTTAGCAAGTACGCAAAGTACATTCCAGAGCTAAAACGAAGAGAAACGTGGGATGAGATTGTTGATCGTTACGAAACAATGATGATCAAGAAGTACCCTTATTTAGAGGAATCTATCAAGACTTCAATCCCAATGATTAGAGACAAGAAAATCTTGCCTTCTATGAGAGCATTACAGTTTGCAGGTGCTGCAGCTGAAGTAAACAACGCCCGTATCTACAACTGTTGTTTCTTACCAATTGATAGTATCCACTCATTCTCTGAGACAATGTTCTTATTGTTAGGAGGTACAGGTGTAGGATACTCAGTACAATCACATCACGTAAGTGAACTACCAGATATTACTAAGCCAGGCAAAGCTCGCACCTACCTTATTGAGGATAGTATCATGGGCTGGGCTGATGCTGTGAAGGTGTTAATGAAAGCTTACCTAGAAGGTGGGTTCATGCCTAAGTTTGATTTCCGTGCTATTCGTGAAAAAGGTGCACGTCTTGTAACAGCAGGTGGTAAAGCACCAGGCCCAGAGCCTCTTAAGCTTTGCCTCACACACGTTCAGGCTGTCTTAGATAGAAAGCAACCAGGAGAGACATTATCTCCCTTAGAATGCCATGATATCCTATGTCACATTGCTAACTCAGTGTTAGCTGGTGGTATCCGTAGATCAGCTATGATCTGTTTGTTTGATTACACGGACGAAGAGATGATTACATGTAAGTATGGTAACTGGTGGGAGCTTAATGAGCAGCGTGGTCGTTCTAACAACTCTGCAGTGTTACCTCGTGGTGAAGTGACAGAAGAGCAGTTCATGGAATTATGGAAGCGTGTAGAAGCATCAGGATCTGGAGAACCAGGTTTGTATTGGAGTAACAATCAAGACTGGGGAACTAACCCATGTTGTGAGATTGCATTACGTCCATACCAATTCTGTAATCTATGTGAAGTGAATGTGAGTGATGTAACTAGCCAAGAAGATCTTAATGAGCGTGTAGCAGCAGCTGCATTCTTTGGTACGTTACAAGCAGGATTTACAAACTTTCACTACTTGCGTCCTATCTGGGCTGCAACTACACAGAAAGATGCATTGTTAGGTATTGGTATGACTGGTATTGGTTCAGGAGAAATCATGAAATACAAACTAGAAATAGCAGCTCACATTGCTAAGAAGGTGAATCAACTAATTACAGAGAAGACTGGTATCAATGAAGCAGCACGTATTACATGTGTTAAACCTTCAGGTACTACATCTCTAGTATTAGGAACTGCATCTGGTATCCATGCTTGGCATAATGACTATTACTTACGTACAATGCGCTTCAACAAGAACGAAGACATTGCAATGTACTTAATGGAGAATCATCCTGAGCTATGTGAAGATGATGTATTACGCCCTAATGATACAGTGTGTGTACGTATTCCAGTGAAAGCACCAGAAGGTTCTATCTTACGTACTGAAACAGCTATCGATACGCTTGAGCGTGTGAAGCATTTTTCTACCAATTGGATTAACTCTGGACACGTTAACGGTGACAATACACATAACGTAAGCGCTACTATCTCTATTCAACAAGATGAATGGAAAATGGTAGGAGACTGGATGTGGGACAACCGTGAGTTCTATAACGGTTTATCTGTACTACCTTATTGGGGTGGTTCATATCAGCAAGCTCCTTTCGAGGACATCACTGAAGAGAAATACAATTCACTTATTAGTGAATTAAAAGAAATTGATATTACTAAGATTAAAGAAGTAGATGACACAGTTAACTTCAATGAATCAGTTGCCTGCGGAGGAGGTGCCTGCGAGCTTGTCTAAAGAATTCTTAGCAAGTCGAGGCAAATGCTGCGGTAACAAATGTAAAAATTGTCCTTATAATCCCAAGTGGATTAAAGAGACTAAAGATTTAACGTTGTGTTAAATTTAAATTGTGTTTGGTTTCAGATAGCCTAGATGTTTTGCGTCTAGGCTATTTCTTTTTTGATGAAATATTTGTAAATTTAAGTGAACAAAAAACATAATGAAATGGCTAAGAAACAAGAGGTTAACACTGGAAAATCCAAATTCCAGGAGGCATTAGATGCTCTCAATAAAAAATATGGTGAGGGTACAATCTTATCATTAGGAGATAAGAATCACAATGAATATGATCTTATTTCTACAGGATCTATTGCATTTGATCACATTGCTTTAGGCGTAGGAGGTTTCGTTAAAGGGAAACTTTACGAACTTGTAGGCTGGGAGGGTTCAGGTAAATCTACTATCTGTGGTCACGCTGCTGCTAACTGTCAGAAGACAGGTGGTAAAGTGTTATACATAGATGGCGAGCATGCTGTTGATCCTAATTACTTTACTGCATTAGGCGTAAACATCTCTGATATGTTAATTGCTCAGCCATCACATGGCGAGGAGGGTTTTCAGATTGCTCTTGATATGATCGAGACTGGAGAAGTTGACCTGGTTATCATAGATTCAGATAGTTCATTGATTCCTAAGAAGGTACTAGATGGTGACATTGGTGATAGTTCTATTGGTAGAAAAGCTAAGCTTAATAGTGATTCATATCCTAAGTTAAAAGGTGCTCTATCTAGAAACAATACATGTGTTATTGTTGTAAGTCAGTATCGTGAGAAGATTGGTATGATGTTTGGTGATCCTAGAACAACTCAGGGCGGTCACGCATTGAAATTCTATGCTGATGTACGTATCGAGGTAAGCAAGACTCTTGCTAAGGAAGGTACAGAAGCTTATGGTAATATCACTAAGATTAAGACTATCAAGAACAAGATGGCTCCTCCATTCAAAGCAATAGATTTTGAGATCGTATTCGGTACAGGTATCGATAAGTTCAATGAGATAATGAGCTTAGGTGGTGATCATGACATCTTACGTAAATACGGTAAGACTATCACTTATGCAGATGTTAAATATTCAGCAGATGAATTCAGAACATTACTAGAAGACAATGATGAGTTCTCTGATAAATTACGTCAAGACATCATTGATGCTATCAATAATACAGAAGTTGTAAACGAAACAATCGAAACAGAAAATGAAGATTCAATTTAAGAAGTTAGTACAAGAGGCACAGAAGCCTAAGTTTGGTAAGCCAGGAGATGCAGGTGCAGATCTTGTAGCTACATCAGTTGATATGTCTGGACATCAGGCATTTTATGGTACAGGATTAGCTGTAGAAATACCAGAAGGAATGGTAGGACTCGTGTTCCCACGTTCCTCTGTACGTAACTATGATTTATCAATGGCTAACTGTGTTGGTGTTATTGATTCAGGATACAGAGGTGAGATTATGGTTACATTTAATATGATTAACAGAGATCAAGCGGCTTATAAAGAACCGTATAAAATCTATAATGTAGGTGATCGTATTGCTCAGTTAATCATCATGCCTGTACCATTGGCACAGTATGTAGAAGTAGATGAATTATCAGAAACAGAACGTGGTGAAGGAGGTCACGGATCTACAGGATTATGATAAAACCTATAGCAATCAACATAGACTTTGATGGAACATGTGTAACACACAGTTTTCCAGAAATAGGTAAAGATATAGGAGCAATTCCTGTATTAAAGAGATTAGTAGAAGAGGGTCATCAATTGATCCTCTTTACTATGAGAAGCAACATGATCACCTTTAAAGAAATTGAAGGAGATCTTACGCCTGATACCAATGGTCATTTCTTAAATGATGCTATAAAATGGTTTATGGATAATGATATTCCTTTATATGGAGTACAAACAAATCCTACACAATCTACATGGACAGAATCCCCTAAAAGTTATGCTCCTTTAATGATAGATGACAGTGCCATAGGATGCCCATTAAAAATTGATCTTAATTTATCATCAAAACCTTTTGTAGATTGGGTTAAGGTTGAAGAAATGTTAGAAGAACGTAATATTTTATCAAAAACAGAAAACACAGCAGAACATGATTGATCAATTAGAAGAAGAAATGTATCAAGCAAATCAAGCAGAGATTGCTCGAAGAAAACAAGTGTTACAAGAAGAAATAAAAGCATTAGGAGATGATCCATACGGAGCACGTAAAGTTATGAAAGAGATACTAGAAAGAGAGATGGTTAATCATCCTGATCATTACCAGGGTAATAGGTTTGAAGTTATTGATATCATTGAAGACTATGAGCTAGGATTTAATTTAGGAAATGCTATTAAGTATATTCTTAGATCAGATAAGAAGGATAACAAAAATCAAGACCTTCAGAAAGCTCTCTGGTATATTCAACGAGAGATAACTTATTCAAAGGATGAAGAGCTGTAGTGTAGAGGGTTGTGAGAATCGGGTGTGGGGAAAGGGTTTATGCTTGAATCACATCAAGCGTAAGCCCATCACACCAAAGCGTGGAGGACTCTTAGTAGCTAAGCGTGATATGTTCGTCAAGAAGACTAAGATAGAAACCATGAGAAACCTGTTCTTAGAGATCTGGAAAGAGCGTAAACACTACTCTGAGGTGAGCGGTGACTATCTGGGAAGTGAACCATTATCAACATTCTTTCATCATATCCTCCCTAAGAGTAAATATCCTGAGCTAGAGTATGATAAATCTAATATTATTCTATTATCTTTGTTAGAACACGAGTCTGTAGAGAACGATATGTACAGATTTGAAGAAGTTAATAGAAGACGTATTGAACTTTTAAATAAAATAAACCAATGACAAATCAATTTTTTTACTCTCGTAAAGAGGAGAACGGTAGTCACTTTATAGATTCTTTCAACATCAATAAAGTGATTCGTACAGTACAGATGGATGCTGATGATCTCTTAGTATTATTAGATGACATCCATGAGCGTGTTATTGAAACACCTAACATCAATGTTAAGACTAACAAGATGATTGGCGTAACACGTAAGCGTGATGTATATCAGTCAGAGATTCACTTAACAGGTGAAGACATGGTAAGATTTAAAAACTTAACTGAGATAGCATAATGGCAGACTTCAAATTACTACGCGGCAATAGATTATTGCTAGACCTTCCTAAGAAAGACGAAGGTAAACTTATTGTGGATGAGAACACAAAAGAAGCTCTTGAGAAAGAGATGATGCAGAAGCTTAACAAGCTCACTGTATACTCTGTAGGTGATCTAGTTACAGACATCAAGGCAGGAGATGAGATCTTGGTAGATCCAGCATCTTTAGGTAAAGCACCAGTGATTCCTATCAATGGGGAGAATAAGTTATTAGTATCACCGTTTGATGTTATTCTTGTATGGTAAATATAATATTTTTCTATTGGGATGGTAATATTTGCGATTCTCGTAGAAAGATATTAAACGATTGTGTATACTCAACAAGAGTATTCAATCCCAATCATGAAATAATTATTGTATCAAATAGCTTAAAGAAAGAAGACTTTGATCCCAAGTATAGAATATTAGTTCGTACTTGGGATCTTTCTTTGTTTGAAGGTCTTCCTGTTCCTAAAGAACATTTAGAAAAACATTACGTCAATGCACATCCTAGGGAACGTTCTGATCTAATTAGATTGATATTATTATACAAGTTTGGTGGTAGCTATATAGATACTGATGATCTTGCTATAAAACCTATACCTGAAATTAGTAAGAACATTATATGTAGATCATATGATCCGCATACGTGTCATTATAATAACCTCACTCCAGAAGATTGTTTACCAGGAGACTTTAGAGATATAGCAGGATATGATCATATTTCTATATTCCCTCGAAATGATTGTTGGTTAAACTTTGAACCAAGGAGTAAGTTTATTCATACACTACTATCAAACCCAAAGATAATAGAAGCTGATAAAGAGTTATATATTGGAGATGGAGTATCTTGGCAATCTCTTACACTAGAAACATGTAAGCAAACACAAATCAATGTAGACTATACACTTGGTCTTACACTATTGTATTTGTATGAAGACTTTATTTCAGCATCTTCTCCTTGGGATAGATGTGCGTATGGTGGTGAAATGTGTGATATGTGGAAAACACTTCCTAATGTAGACGATTACGATTGGGGATTTTATAAATGTGACAGAGAAACAGCAATGTCTTTCTATAAAGAAGTTTATAATAAGTACGCTTATCTATCACATATGTGGCTTCATTCTAAAGATATGAAAGAAGACTGGTTACTAGATGAACTAGATGAAACTCAAAAGTACAACGTATCCACATGGATATATGATGAAATTAAAAAACAAATCAACAAATGATATCTGTATTAACAATAACTTATCAACGCCATCACTTTTTAGAAGAGGCTATTGAATCATTTCTACGACAAAGTGAAGACTTTGAGATGGTGGTAATAAATGATAGTCCTAAAGTGAAATACACATACGATCATCCTAGAGTGAAGATCATTAACTGTGAGGAAAGATTTCCATCTATAGCAGCTAAGCTAGAGTGGGGCTACAAACAATGTAAGTACGATTATGTATACAGATTAGACGATGATGATTTAATTGCTGAGCGAGGGTTAACCTTACTAACTAATGCAATTGTAAATAACCCTGGACATGAGATATACAGAAGTAATCACCATTACTTCTTTGTTAATAATAAATATGAAAAGAAAGAAGACAATATCAATAATGGAAATTGCTACATTAAAGCTTATCTAGACAGGATCACCTGGCCTGATAAGAGTGGTGATGAGGATGCTGATATAACATTTGGACATAATGCAAATATTCATATGTTCTCAGAACCTACAATGATATATCGATGGGGTATGAATACTCTACACATATCTGGTATGGGTATACTTCCAAGCAAAGAAGTGTTAGAGCGTACAGATGCAGTGTTACATTCTGAAGAAGGAGTCATAGAACTAGTTCCTCATTTTGACAAACCCTATTACGATCAAATACCCAAACCATATGCATGGCATAGATGACAAAGAAAAAGGAGGCCAATGGTCTCCTTTTTACTTGGTGTGAATCACAATTATGAAATGAACAAAACTATTTAGATAGTCGCTTATGCTTCATAGGAAGCATAGGACTCTTACGTCTACTAGGAGTATCACTTTCTCTCATATAGTTACCATCCAATGGTTTAGGAGGAGCAACCTTAGGAGCTTTTGCAGGCTTGTGCATTTTTAGCACAGGCTTTTTCTTTTTATTTGCAGCCATATTTACATTTCTTCATAGATGCACCTTTCTTAGCTAATCCTTTAGCACCAGCAATACGATCAGCAGCTGTAATGCCAGGATTATTATCTACTTTAGCCTTAACCGATAGCATACCAAACTTTGTACCTTTCTCAGCTTTCTTAACTGCTCCACCTTTTTTCATCATTCCTTTTGCCTTAAGGTCTCTCTCACGTTTGATGGTTTCATCATAGTTATCTCCACCACCTGGTGTACGAGGAAACTTAGATTTAGGTTCGAAGTCTGCAGGAGTTTGCATCTTTGTCTTTACTACAGACTTAACCTTATTTTTAAGTTTCAGTCCTGATTGAGCTTTCTTTATCATTGTTATTTCTTTTTAGTTTGAGCTTTAATCT